ACATAGTATCAGGAATTTGTTTTCTTCTAATGTTTCTTGAATTAAAAAATAATACAAATTCATATTCTTTTCCTTGAAATAAGTTATTTTTAAACTCTGTAAATTGAGGATATTGTTCATGATTTTGAGAAATTGGAAAATATATTTTTTCACTTAAACCATGAGGAACATATCTAATTATTTTATTTTTTGCTTTATCTCCTAAAACAAGTTTGTTAATATTAACAGTTTGTTTACTAATCCCCATTAATAAATCACAGGATTCATAAAATGCTTGATTATAATAAGGTGCAGGATAATCATCCCAAATGTTTAAATATGTAATAGGAATATTTTTTCTAATTTCTTGTTCCATTGAAAATAACCAAACAAAATAACGAGGATCTGTAACTAACATTATAGCGTCCGGTTTTTCAATTTGAATAATTTGGCGTAACATATCAGCTCCCCCATATTCATTTGCCGGATAAATTATGACGGATGAATCCGTTAGTCCTGCTGTTTCATTAGTTGATTGGGATAAATCTAAACGTTTTCCTAGCTCAGGGTGATTAATAGAACCACCAATATTTACCCAATTAAAATGTTGACAAGTATGTACTACTATTTCTCTTGCTACTGTTGCTACTCCCGAATGAACTCGGATATCATCGCAAATTAAAAGAATTTTTTTCCTCTTTTCAGGAGGAAGGTATGCAAAACTATTATTCATTGTAACTTTAATTTAATTGTTAATTATTAATTTCTAAATTATTATGGTTGTGAATTTTTTTTCTAAATTCTTCATCGGTAAGATACAAATGAATTGTTCGATCGGCAAGCTTTTGTAGTGAAAATTTATATCTTACACAAGAAATTTTAAAATTATCAAATAACTCACTTTGTACTTTAACCGAAGTTAGGGTCATGTCTTTTTTACTCATAGATTTAATTTTTAATTGTTTTTTGATATAAATATATCAGGATTCTTCAAGGTTAATCCTTTATTACATAGTTCTTCATTATCTTTAAAAACACAAAATCTACAATTAAAGGCAGAAGGATTTGGAAGATGGTTTATAGTATTGTGAGTTCCATTATCGTTAAATGCTTCTTTTATAAATTTATTGATTGCATTATATGCTTTATTTAATTTAACTTTACCAGATGCTGGTTTAAATTCTTGGATTCTTGATGTTGGAAAATCTGATTGTTCCCAAACTTTACGTTTTACAATAAAAAACTCAATCTCAACATCATCAAGAGGAATATTAAATTGTTGAGCAAAGTATTTTTTATATAAAATAAGTTGAAATTGTTTTAGTTCATCATTTTTAGTTTTAGCATCCCAACCTCTAGTAGATGTTTTAATATCTAAAATTTTAAATTTATTAGTAGCTTCATGATATAAAACTACATCTAAATAACCTTTATATAAGATATTATTATATTGAGGGTTTGGTTGGACAATTAAAGGTAATTCACAACCTACTAAATACCATCCTTTTTTTCCAAAATATTTTCCTCTTTTTTTCTTTAAAAAATTTATTATTTCAATTCCATCAGTAAAGAATTCATTCATCTCTTCGGGAGTACTAAAATGAAGATTTTTATTTGATTTATAATCTTTTAAATATGTTTCTCTAAAACGTTCTTCAAAATATTCTCCTAAATTAATTCGATCAGCTTCAGCACCACTTATCTCATATATAGTTGTTATATAATGCTGTAAGGTTTCATGCAACGCAGTCCCAAAGGTCATATGGATCGACGATTCAGACGTGTATTTACCGTCTCTATACTGTAAACTCCATTTATGGGGACACGAAGCAAATACGGAAAACTGACTATAAGAAATAGCTTTTTGAAAAGCGTGATTTATTTCTCGTAGTGGTTGATTCTGTATTTGTTTTACAATTTGTGGTATTTTTTTCTTTTTATTCAAAACTTATTTATAATATAATTTATATTTTTACATAAATTCCTATAGAATCTTTCCATACATCCTGGTCTGAATCTCCTTTATCATTATCTATATAACTTTCTAATAGTTTAATATTTTGATTATTTCTATGTGCCCACTTTTCTAAAGCTTTCCAACTATCAATATAAAATCTCCAATTATCTCCTGGATAACCATGATAATCTCCTGCTGAAGGAGCATTAATATAAATAAATCCTCCAGGTTTAGTAATTCTACATATTTCTAAAAAAGTAACCCAAAACATATCATCATGTTCAAAACAAGATGTTGATAATATAATATCAAAATAATTATCTTCAAAAGGAATATTATGAGCATCAGATACAATATCTACATTTGGACCTTCTTCCATATCTATTCCAATATAATTCCCTTTTTCAAAAATAGGTTTTACAGTTCCATTTACATCGTATGAACCAATGTCTAATATTTTTTTATTTTCAATATTTTCTTCACAATAATTGTGATAAAATTTTTTTGCGTTTTTGTAAGCTGATGGATGCATATTTTTATAATTTATTTTCTATAGTTTTGTGGATTAAAATAAACACAGTAATGATTAGCATTTGAAGTAGGACTTTTATATAAATTAATCCATTTATGAGGTTTAGAACCCACCCACATTTCTGATTCTATTCTATCACCATTAATATCGATTTCGGAGAGCGTTTTTAGGTATAAAGATTTACTCCACCAAAAATTTCCACTAAAAAAATATTTATGTTTTAATGCTTTTTCGTTTATCCAATAAAGAGCTCCAACAATATCTGAATGGGATAAATTATTTATACATTCTTCCCATTTTTCTATGGTAAAATATTCTAATAGTTTTCTCCAAGATGTAATATTTTCTGATGTTATTTTTTTAAGAGTAGATTCTAATTCATTAGAAGGAATATCATTGTATGTTTCTTTCATAAAATTATTAATACTAGTACTTCCTTTAGTATGATAATATAAAACATAAGCATCTTCATATCTATTTATATTTTTGTGAAGATATTGAATTGTTAGATGTTCATATTTATTTTCTTTATGTCTAATTATTTTTATTTTATTTAAAGGATCATTTTGAGTTACTATATTTACAAAAGCTCTATAACTATAATCTTCATGAGCAAAAACACAATAATGTATTTCAGTACTATGTTGATATAATTTAGTTTCTAAAAGTAATAATAATTGTTCTTTAACAATAACATCCCAATCATTAACTAAATAATTATGACAAAAAATTAATATAGGTTTATTCATTATAAAATGGATTATTTAACCATAAATCTAAATCTTGTGGAGATATTAAATTAATAGCTTGATTTCTTTCTTTTTCAAATAACCTATATTCAAAATATGGATTGTCAAAACTATATAATTTTTGTTTACCTTTTTTGATAATACCTACACCTTCATCCCAATCTAAAACACAAATATCTATATCGGGTTTACTACATCTAAGTTTATAAATTGCTTTCCAAACAGTTCCATTCCAAGGTTGACCCCAAAAATCTTCTATTGCGCGGTCAATAGTAGGAGGACTACAATCATGTAAAACTATTACTCCATTTTCTGATAAATGGTTTAATGAGTTTAAAATATCTTTTTCTACTTGATGTGAAATATGAAGACCATCAATAAAAATAACATCCCATTTATAATCACTAGGTTTATCTGTTTGATTTGTTTCTAATAAATTAAAAAACAAATCTGAGGTGTAAGGATAAATAGCTGGATTGTTGCTATTTTCATATCCCGGATCAACTGAATCTTTTAATTCACATTCGATATGATTAAAACACTCATCTGGAAATCTAATTCCTATTTCTAAATATTTATTAAACTCATATTTTTTTATAATATAGTTTATAGTATTAATTCTACTCATATTATTTCCTCCATTTACCTTTCATTACTAATTGGGCTATAATACTGTAATTAGCAATATCAATAAAACTATCAATCATTGGTTCATCTTGAACATAATTACGACCCTTGCGTTTTAACATGTTTTTTAAGCGATTTATCTTGTCATTACAGCGCAACCAAATACCAGTCAACGAAAGATTGATATCCTCAGGATCCTCAAGTGTAGACCCTAAAGTAATATTTGCCAAACCATAATCCATCATTTTGCGAGCAAATAATTCATATTGTTCTTGTTGATTTTCTTTAAAAGATTCAGCTAAAGTTGGGTACATTTTTTCAAAATCAGAAATAGCTTTTTCAGTTCCTGTTGGGTTATAACCTTGGTTTTCAGTAATCATAACTTTGCTTTTTTAATTAATTTATCTGTTTCTTTTTCATTAATTCCCATTTCCCAAAGAATACCTCTAACTCCAGATTCTCGTATAATATCAATATATTCTTCTGCTTCTCCAAAGCTACATTGATAATATTCGGAAACATATTTTAATAAATCATCATATGTATTTTTACTTTGTTTTTTTACATATTTAAGAAACATTTTTTTCTTTGGTAACATGGTTTTGTATATATTATATATTTTTTCTTTTTCGTTGATTGGAAGTTTTTGTGCAACATTCGCTATATCAACATATTTAGAATACATACTAACATATCTGTGGATCATATATGGATTAAATGATTCTTTTTGATCTTCTGTAAAAGTTGACCAATCTCTTTTATTAAAAGTTATTTCATTTAAAAAATCAAATAGAGTCATCTGGGTTTTCAAATTCATCACGTAATTCTTTAGGCAATAATTCTACTAATATTTTTCCTGTTTTTACATCAAAAAATACGGGAACGGGAACTATTCCATCTTCTTGTGTTCCTGTTACAAATTTAGATACTCTGCGTAAAATTACTCCTTCTTGGAATACTTGATTACCCTCAGGTGATGTGATTGGTGTTGTGTTTTTAATGTCAATGTTGACATTCATTTGTGGTTTTTGGTTCATATTTATTTTATTATTTATTTATTTTAATTCAATTAACCTAGCAATTAAAGCCATACAGTTAATTTCTTTATCTAGTCTGAAGTTCGATTGGTACGTATATTCGTTAGTATAGATTGCCACCATTCCTTCATTCCCAGGTACATAAACAGAAGCGTTATCATACAAGAAACGATACAGCTCCTCAAAATCATGGATATTTGCATTTGCAATAATTTGACGTATTTCATTAAAATTTGGTTTTGGGTTAGATAATTCTTTAACTACTTGAATCATGTAATTTGAAGATACAATTACTGATTTATCAATTTTAAGCTCTCCATCTTTATTTGATAATTGAGCTGTGTTTAACATTTTGCGTAAATCGGGATAAAATTGGTTTACTAAAAGTTTAATATCTTCTATGGTATGTAGAACTTCTTCTTTTTCTAAAATACCGGATATATGTTTAGCAATATCTTGTTTTGAAGGAGGAACAATTTTTAATACTTGACAACGTGATTGAAGAGGATCAATAATTCTTTCAACATAGTTACAAGTTAAAATAAAACGAGTTGTACGTGAATAGGTTTCAATTACATTTCGAAGAGCTGCTTGTCCTTGAATAGTAATAAAATCAGCTTCATCTAAAATGATAACTTTAAGTGGTTTAAAAGATGCAGCACTTGCAAATCCTGATACTTTATCACGAATTGTGTCAATTCCTCTTTCATCACTAGCATTAATGTACATAAAATCACAGTCTAAATTATTTACAATTAATTTAGCAAGAGTAGTTTTACCACAACCTGCGGGGCCATAAAATAGGAAATTTTGAATATCATTTTGTTGAAGATATTTTTCTATAGTAGATTTAATATTTTCATTTCCAACATAATTTTTAAGTGTTTGGGGTCTATAACGTTCAACCCATAATGTATGTTCTTTTTTTCTCATTACTCTCCGTATAAATTAAAGGTTTTAGGCTTAGGTTTTATAATTTCAACTTCTGATAGTAATATAGCAAAAATGTTACCATTAGCCAAATCAAGACGAAAAGCAGTTGGTTTTGTTGTTGCAACTTGAAACCAAGCTTCTAAAGCATCTGTAAGTGATTTGTGTATTGTTTGGGTTTTGTCGTTTACTAGAATCCAAGTATCGCCTTGTCCTTTTACTCTATCAGCAATTAATTCATTATATTCTATCATTTCAGTTTCCATAAGTTATTTTCTTTTCTTTTAACATTTTATAAAACATATAGTTGCTTATTTCTGTTTTTTCAAAAAAATCTATTTGAGATTTATATGTTTTATTTTTCTCAATTTCTTGTTTCATAACTTAATTTGTTCTTTAAAGTGAGGTAATAAATCTTCATAAGCGTAATTATGAAGTGTCCCCTGGATTTCTAACCCAACCCAAATATGGTTTTTAGGTTGGGCAGGAGTTGGCATAAAATTTATTGTATTGATAGTATATGTTTTATCATCTAATACAATTTTTTTACCTATTAAATTCACTGTATCTCTCATATGTTTTATTTCTAAAACATTCCATTCATACCCCCAAATCCAGGATCATTTTCTTTATTTTCTTCCGGTTTATCAACTACTACTGCTTCTGTTAATAAAATAGTACCTGCTACTGAAGCTGCATTTTCAAGAGCTGTGCGAGTTACTTTAGCTGGATCAATAATACCTTCTTCATTCATATTAACATATTTATCTGTTAATAAATTATAACCAATCCAGTAATCTGAAGTACTAATATGGTTCATAGCTTGGTAGATATGTTCTTGATCAAATCCAGCATTAGTAAGGATTTTTTTAAATGGAGAGGCACATGCTTTATACACAATGCTAGCACCTATAGTATTTTGTGTTATATGTTCTCGAGCATGTAATAATGCTGCTCCTCCTCCAGGTACAATACCTTCTTCAAGAGCTGCTTTTGTTGCTTGTAAAGCATCATCAACTCTATCTTTTTTCTCTCGAATTTCTGATTCGGTAAATCCACCAACGTGTACAATAGCTACACCTCCAATAAATTTAGCTAAACGTTCTTGAAGCTTTTCTTTTTCATATGGAGTAATTGATTTTTCAATTTGAGTTTGTAATTCTTCAATTCGAGCGGTGATTTTATCTGTATCTCCTTTACCATCAACAATAGTTGTACTATCTTTATTGACTGTTACTACTCGAGCTTCACCAAACCAATCCCAACTAAATTTATCAAGTTTCATTCCTTTTTCAGGGCTAAATACTTGTCCACCTGTTAAAATAGCAATATCTTCTAAAATTAGTTTACGACGATCTCCAAAATCTGGGGCTTTAACAACAACTACTTTTAAAATTCCTCTTGCTTTATTTACAATTAAAGTAGCAAGGGCTTCACCTTCAATATCTTCAGCAATAATCAATAATGATTTATTTTGATTTGATACTGCTTCTAAAATAGGTAATAATTCTTTTACTTGGGTGAATTTTTTATCTGCAATTAAAATTAATGTATCTTGGATATTTGTACTCATTGAGTTATTATCTGTAACAAAATATGGGGATTTATATCCACGATCGAATTGCATTCCTTCTACAGTTTCAAGATATGTTTCACCATTTTTAGATTCTTCAATAAACACAACACCTTCACGTCCTACTTTTTGCATTGCTGTTGCTATTAATTCCCCTACTTCAGGATCATTATTTGCGGATATAGTTGCAATTTGTTTAAGTTGATCTTCACTTGATATATCTTCTTTAATTTTTGTTCTTAGTGTATCTAATACTTCTTTAACAGCAAAATCAATTTCACGTTTAAGTTGAACTGAATTTCTATCATTACTTAATTCCTTAAGTCCTTGTAATACAATTTCTTGAGCTAATAAAGTAGATGTTGTTGTACCATCTCCAGCATTATCTGCTGTTTTAATAGCTGCTTGTTTTACTAATTGTACACCTAATTCTTCAATTGGATCTTCTAAAGTAATTGATTTAGCTACAGTAACACCATCTTTAGTACTTTGAGGAATACCACCATTAGCAATTACTACATTACGTCCATTAGGACCTAAAGTTGAAGTTACTGCATTGGCTAATTTATCAATACCTGCTGATAATTTTTTACGGGCATCTGGCCCGAATTCAATAATTTTACTCATGGTTTATTTTTAATTGTTATTATTTATTTTACCTAGAACTTGATTTTCTGGTCCTATCCAGTATTCTTCTCCTTCAAATTCTACCTTACTAAACCCCATTGTAGGGAGTATTACTACATCTCCAACTTTAAGAACTGTTTCTATCCAGACCCCAGTTACCGAAAAGTAACCTTTACCAACTGTTATTACTTCAGCTAGTTTATTTTTTTCACTCCCTAAATCCGGGACGATTATTCCACCATAAGTGGTTTCTTCCGTTTCGATTGGTTTTACGATAACGGCATTGTAAATTGCTTCTAATTTCATATTCCTAATGATTCTAATAAAGTTTCCATTGCTTGTTTGTTAATTTCCCATTCCTGAATGTAAGATTTAATACTGTCGTATTCTTTCTTATGATCAAGTTTTACTTTGGCAATGCAATTCAAAGCATGGGAAAGTTTTGTGTAATGTCCGAGAGCTTTTTGATAATCTTTCCCTTTACTACCCTTTTCTAAATTTTTAGGATCAGGGGTTACAATTTCGTATACTGTATAACAGTATTCGTCTTTGGAAAGGAAAAATGGTTCAAGAACCGGATCTTTAATAATTGTATAACTCATAGTTTTTTTATTTTATAACGTGAATATACGAAATATTCTTAATTAATCCAAGCTTTAGGGAGCTTTTTAATTACTTAATTGTAAGGATTTTTGGTTTTGATTCTTCAGAAAAGGGAATGGAAATCTTAAGAAGACCATTTTCCATTTCTGCTAAAGCTAGAGCAAGGTTAAATTTATTTGCAACTTTATATCCTAAACTAAAAGAACGTCTAGCAATTCCTTTATGAATATAATTGCAATTATTCACTTCACAACATTTTTCATCGTTATCTTTATTATAACGAATATTAAAAATATCCCCTTCGATTTGAATTTCAATATCTTTTTTAGTAAGACCCGTACAGGCTATTTCAAAATGAAGACCTTCAGGGTTTTCGTAGATATCTACAGGGTGGGAATATTTGGCTTGGTTGGCGGGTTGGAAATCTAATTCCGACTTAAAAAAGTCTTTAACTAATAAATCAAATGGTGAGAAATAATTTTCTCTAAATAGTGTACTCATATCACATTAAAATTGTGCTGTCCTAGGATCAGCGGGTTAAACATTTACAAAACTTGCTCCCTAAAGTCATGGTTTTGTCTTATATAAATATATTATTAGATTTCTTTTGACACAAGATAATAAGTGCTTTTAAAATTTTCATTTTTGAATTCTAATTTCATAATACCTTCTAAATTAATACTAATAGTTCCATTAGCCATATCTTTATTACAATACATAATTTCCCTAATCATATTTGAATTATAATGTTCTTTAAAATCATCTGGGAGATTAGAATATGTTGCTTGAGGGATATAAAAAGATACTTTATTAGCATGTTCTATATTACCCCCAAATTGCATTTCAATTTGAAATTCATTATCTGCATTTTCAAAGGGTTTAATAACTACTGTTTCACTTTCAGCAAGTGCTGATTTAGCTCTAACAATAGCATTAATACTTTCATTATCTAAAGGAGCTTCAATATTCCAATCTCCAATATCTCCTAATTCACCTGCTTTAGGTATAATCATTGTATCTGCTAAAGCATAATTTAAAGTAAATTGATTATCAGCTATAATAAGTTTTGTGATAAATTTGTTTATTTTTTCATATTTTAATTCTAAATAACCATTTGTAATTGCAATTAATTTATTTAATTGAGTTGTATTACTAATAGCAATTGTTGAATCTTCAAGAGGCATACCTATAAATTCAACTTTACCAATCATATCTTTTGTTGGTGCATTAAATTTAATAGTTATAACTTTATCTTTAATATCCCATTTAACAGGTTCAACAAGCCCATTAAGATAATATTTTGAAATTACTGAGGAAAGATCTAGTTTATTAATCATGTTTTTTAATTAAATATAAAAAATTTATTTATCTTTTTATTAAATATTGGATAACCCCAACCTAAATCTAGGTAAATACTTTCAAGTTTATTTTTCATTACTGAGTCAAATAATCCATCTCTATCAATATATTTTTCAATAAATTCCATAATTTCAGGGGGATCACTATGTCCATTAAATCCAATCACATCTATACGATACGGATTTTCTTTCAGGTATCCAATATACATTTTATCTCCTATTTGAAATGTGGGGTGTTTTTTATCTAATCCTTTAAATCGTAGCAAGTCATTGTAGTATATTGCTGCTTTTGTATTAATAGGACATTTTAAACCAAGTTTTGAAAATATTTCTCCAGATGTAGGGCCTGAAGCTATATATTCTTTCATTTTTTTTAATCCTGTAGGTTTTAGGATTTGCTCCCAACCTACGGTTCTAAGTGATTCTCTAAATTCAAGTACTTGAGTATCAATATTTGGTTTTTTAGTACCAAACATAATTTGATTTAAAATATGTTCTCCAAATTTTCTAAATAATGGAGGAAAATTTGATTTCATTAAATCTAAACCTTTCATATCTAATTCATCAGTTGTTACACCTTCTTTGTTTACAATGTGGATAGCATATCTGCGTTTACCTGCAAAATAACCTCTATCTAATACAACTTCTTGTTTTAATTCAAAATAATGAGGTTCATTAATCTTAATATTAAATGCTTCTCGACAAAAATCACCTATAAATTTATTAGCCATATCCTGTAATTCTGTAGCTATTTCTAGGATTTTAGGTATAACTTCATCTTTATTATTTAGGTCTAAATCCGGGTTTCTATGGAGTAGTAAATCAGAACATTGAATAAATAAACTATCTGTGTCACTAGTAATAATTGAATCCTTATCAATGTTCATTTCTTTATTTAGATACGAATTCATATTTTTTATGCTTTCTTGTAAAAGCCTTTGGCCTGTTAAGGTAATAGCTTTACTAATAAATTTATGTCCATCCGTGTATCTCCAACTATTAATAGCAAATACACCATATACATCATTTAATTTAATTTTATAAGCATGTTGTCGTTTATTGTAAAACTCACCCATAATAGGGTCATTATCAACTTTATATGCTTTTTTCATTAACGCTTTATATTCCTGGCGTTTAGCAAACCAGTCAGCTAAAATTTCACAAACAACACTTGATTTATCTTTACGGAATATTACTCCGGGGGCAGAAATAAGCAAATCACCTTCTTCAATAAGTTCAATTAAATGAGATACTTTAATTTCAGAACGAATTAATTTTCTATCTTTTTTTACCTTTTCAATTTCAACTATTTTATTAGGATCCATTTTCTTAAGTTCCCTTAATGACCATTGATTATCGAATTTACCTGTGTTAACAACGCGTCCAACTAATGTTTCAATGCCCATATTGAGTGAACGGATAATTGATGGGTATAACGAAGTAAAGTCAAGATCAATAACCCATTCATATAACCCAGGTACAGGATCTTTCAAATAACCTCCAGCATATTCTTCTTTAATTTCTCTTAATCCAGGATTATATGTTGTTGGTTTATTAGGTGAAACTATACCTTTACGTTTTAAATAAGTTAAAATAGCTCCATCATTTAATACTGTTGAATAGTAAATAGTTTCGTAAGGTGTATGACATAAGTGACAAATTGTAACTGAGAGTTCAATAAACTTAAGTGATTTTTCTAATTCAACAATAATTTCAACATCTCGAATATTATATTCAATAAATTTATCTATGTCTTCTTTAAATAATTTATCAAGTGAACCTTGATAATCAATTTTACCTAATTTAACATATTTTTCCCCAATTGTACCTAGAGCATAACTTGATTCCTGTTTAGTAATAAACTTTTTAAATAAGTTCATATAATCTAAATGATTAAGACCTGCTATATTTACATGTTCGGCTAAACCATTTTTTGTTTGAACGATTTGGGTTTTAACTTTTTGAATTGGAGATAAATAATTAGCTATATCCTCACTTATTACTTTACTAATACGATGATATAAATAAGGTATATCAAAAAATTCACTATTCCATCCTGAAATTATTGTTGGGTCAAGGTTAATCCATAAATCAATAAAACCACTAAGTAATTCTTTTTCTGTTTTATAGGGAATAACTTCTTTACTTTCGGATTTAGCTTCATTCATTAATTGCTTTTCATCTAAAATTAAACAATAGTATTTTTTACTATTATTATCATATAAAGCAATAGATGTAATTTTACCTTTTGGATTTTTAATATTTTCAGGAGTAAGGGCTCCAACAATTTCACACTCAATATCTAAATAAACTAAATTATGATATGAGGGGGATTCATCTGATTCGTGATAAAAATCAACTAGTAAACGAGTATTTTTATCTACATCTTTTTCAAAATATTTTGGATCTTTGTAATTATCCATTTTTTTAATAGGAACTACTCTAGTTCCATCAAGAGTTTCTATTTCACCATCTTCATGAGCAACATAATAAGTTGGAGAGTATTTAAATACTTTCCAACCTTTTTTATCATCTCTTAAATAATACTGATATTCTTCTCTATCGTAATAAACGGATTGATACATAAACTTTATTTATATGAAGATACAAAAAAAGCCTGGTGTTACCAAGCTTTTCTATAAATATTTTATATTTTAATTATTATCCTGCAGTCCATTTCACATCATTCCAACCTAAAGCAACTCCTTCTGAATCATCGCTATAATTATTAGCACGTACTATTAAATTATCATCTTCTAAATCAAATTCTCCTTTTGATTTCATTGCATCAATAGCGTTTTCCAGCATTTCGGGTTTTATAGGGCCTAATGCATTTAAAACATCTTCTAATCTTTCATAATCAAAAGGTTGTGATATTAGTTTATCTAATATATCTGCTATTTTTTGAATCTTTGGGTCAATAATTACTTCTGGTCTTTTATAAGTACCACCAAGCATGCTATCTATTTCATCATAATTAATCTCTTCATTTAATCCAGCTAATTTTTGCATTCTAAGAAATTCTTCGTTTACTATGTGTTTTTTCATTTTATTTTAGTTTTATTATACATATTACAAAAATTGAGATAAGTCAGGTTTAAAGTAATTTATTGATTTCATTACTTTTTTGTCAGAGCTTCTATAGACGATATAATATCTACCAACCTTCTCATAGTGACACGGTGTCTTTTG